CCCCTTGCGCAAGACTGTCTGTATATAGACTAGATGGAAACATTACACCTCCCCAAGAATGTCCAATATGAGCATCAAGTGATTGAGGTAAATGAGATGAAACTCCAGGTTTTCCTCTATTTGCGCTTACAATAGCATCATACATAGATTCTCTATTTCCTTGAGGCCCTCCACCTGATTCTTGATAATAAGGTTTTTGCAATCTATCTATAAATCTCATTGGATTAGCATTCCCTTGATTTCCTGTGCCACCCATAATTGCTAAAGATCTACTTGTTTGACCTTTAGCTAATATAGCATCTCCTGGAAATAAAGTATTATTATAAAATATCAATCCTTTGCTTAATAAATGCCCATCTACATCATTTAAAAAATTAGCGTCACATATCCTTAAAGATTTACCTTTAAAAAATGATTCAAATTTAGATACAGCAGATAGACTAGCAGGTTCTTGATCATATCCATTATAACTATCTCCTGCAGATGTTATATCTACAATATTATAAGCATATGCTATATCGCTTCCAATTTGCTGCCTTATGTGAAGTTTTTGTCCAGATTGGATAAGAAGTATGTCTGCGGGAGTTTCGAGCAATTCTGCATCATTTTGGGCTAAAACCCACTTTTGCTCAGAAGTGTTGTAAGTTAATACATTATAGTCTGATCTAAAATAATATAAGCCAGAAGCAGGATATTGTTGGCCTCTATGATCTTCAGGTATTCCAATGTCATCAATTTCTTCCCAATGTCCTGCTACTTTAATTTTTCCAAAAGAATCAACCTTAGCTCCCTCGCATTTTAACAAACTTGATTCAGCAAGAGAAGTTTGAGAGTTTTTATTATCTATACCTCTATGAAAAGATGTAAGACTCCAAACTCTTTTTGTTCTATCAATAATAGGTTTATTCTTTCTGGCCATTTCATTTTACTACATTCTATTTTTTACACTATTCCAAATTTTGTCATCAAGCTTATTTTTACTGGATGCAACAAAATGATCTCCAATAACTATAAATATTTGCTTTAAAACACTTTCTGTGAATACTGATTTAACCAACTTAGCTATAATTGCTTTCATTGTTCTCCTTTAGTTTAAGTTGCAAGATAAAGTCTTACAATACCTTTATCTACTTTTTTATTAACACATCTCGCATAAATATCAGAAATCATATTTTGACTTGCAGCAGTAGCAACTGATTGCCCTCCTAGTGCAGCAAAATAGTTATAATATAAAGAAAAATTAGCATATGGAGGACAGTTATACAATCTTAATGTAGATGCGCCAGGAGAATAAGGCTGTTGCCCTATAATCTCAAAAGTACCTCCATCAACCCTGCTTCCAGTTCCATTGCCTTTATCTATTAGGATATGATCAGTATTATCATAAGACCTATTTAATAATGAAGTTGTTTCTAAAGCTGCAGCAACTGCAGAAGGAAGTGAACCTTCATGAGGCATTCCATTTGTTCCAAACATTTGAGTTTCAGAGCCTGTAGTTGAATCTGCCAATGCTATTGCAGATGTACTTAATCTAGTTCCAGATGTAACTCTTACTTCTCCATCTACAATATGAGCTTTAGGATGAGCAGTTACAGTTCCAGATTTCCAAGCAGCATGAAATCTATCATTAATCTTTTTTAATACTCCATTGCCTGTAAGACCATTCCCCCAAGTTGTATCAGATGCATCTGTTGTAAAGACTATATTATTAGCAGTACCATCTACAGTGCATTTAAATCTATATGCTGTATTTGCATCTAATCCAGTATCCGTAGCTGAGGTTTGTTTTTTACCAGCATTAGTACGATTAGTTATTCCAAATTCTTGATATCCTGCTGAATAAAATATAATGGAAATACTCCCTGGCACTAATCCTTCATCATCAGAAACTGCTCCAAACCAATCTGTTGTCTCTACAAATCCTTTACCATCAGTAACATCATCAATAGCTGCTATACCTGTTTGATTAACAGTTCCTTCTGTACCTAAAGCAGCTGCAACTGGAGAATCTACTCCTGTTTGATTTGAATTATTAACTATAAATCTTAAATGAGGCAATGTCATAAACTGACCTGGATGCAAAAGAAATTGTATATATGGAGATGCTGCATATGCTCCCCTTGCAGTTGTAGCAATATCTTTAACTGGAGCTGTATCTATATCATATCTTGTTACTGTTCCTCCAGTTGTTTCTTGAGAATCAGCTGCAATACCATTTACTTCAAATGTACTTGTATTTAATTGATTAACTGTGCCAATCATTCCATTAATTTCACTCATTTGAGTAAATCCAGTTAATTCTACTATATCGTTATCAGCTAAGCCATGATCTGTTTTTGTAAAAACTGTAGGATCTGCTGCTGTTGCTGTGACTCCAGTTAGTATCTTCCCTTGTTTTACATAATTTCTAACTTTCATCATTAACTCTAAAGAAGAATCGCCTTTATTGCAAATTCCTATAAATTTAGCATCTTGCGAGATTGTAGACTTATCAAATACTCCAAGCCCTCCAAAACTTGCTATTTTCATAGGCTCTCCTAATGAATTGCCTTCAGCATCATAAGATACTGTAAAATCTTTAGATGTTACTTCTTTAATATCCCCTAAAGATACTGAAGGATTGAAATTCACATCTTTAATAGTTGCATTACAACTTGCAGTATTCTTATTTCTTTTTGTTATATTATTATTATACGCCATATTTATACCTCATGATAATTAGTCCATGCCTTTATTTTTTGTTTACTCAACTCCATTGTTACCCATCCAGCTCTAACTATCGGATAGGAAGAATATCTAGCATAGTCAGCATAATTAAGGAAACTTCCTCCTCTTATATACCACCTTCTATGCAATCTTTCTTCTCCCTGATGTATTATAAGACTATCTATAGGTTTACAATACAATTGATGATTATGCCCTGCAAAATAAATATCGCCTTGACTATAAACAGAGGCCAACTTATTGAGCTCTAGATCTCCATTTTGGCCACCACTTTTACCATGCATAGAAACTACATTCCAGTCTCTACCTTCTATATTGACTTGCATATATCCTGGAAGTTCAAAATAAGGACAATCCAGTCTATCAGCCAAGGCTTTAGATACATCAAATCCAAGTAAATTAACACTTCTTATATAGTCGTGATTGCCTCCCCTAATAAACAGACATTTATCTGCTATCTTTTCAATCCTCTTAAAAAATGTTAACTGCTGTTCGTCTGGCTCCATAGACTGACCTCTCTGAGATATTTTGTAACCTGGTGGAATCAGTTCTATATTGTCACCATTCATAAACCATCTAGCATCTGGATCTTCATATACCGTATTTATAAATCTATCAAATAGCTTCCAATTATGTTCACAAGCACCATGATGTATATCTGTTGCTGCATGAATTCTAATTGTTTTATCAAAGTTATATCTAAGTATATCTCCAGGCTGCACATGCTTTTGATTAATCTCTTCCAGTATTGCATCCTGTATAGTTGTTGAAAAATACTTATTACAACCTATATGTTGGCATTCAAATTCTTGAATTATCTTGCCGCTTTTTCTCTCCCTAACTCCATCCTTATGGACTTTATTAGAACCACAGTGTGGACAAAGCATAAACTCCCCCTTTTTTGTTATTTAAGGCCTTCTTGGTGGTCTAGATACTACTCTTTTTCTTTTCATAGCAGGCTTCCTAGCAGAAACTCTTTTAGTTGCAGCTCTTGCAACACCTCTTCTGCCATATGCGCTTTTAGCTTTTCCTCTTTTAGCACCACCTTTTTTCTTTGGCCTTCCTCTTTTACTTCCGTATGTTCCTTTTCCTCGTGGCATTATATTCTCCTTTTATTTACCTTTTAACTTGATTTTTTACCATAATAACATAATAGCTTCATATAGCTACTAGTATTAGTACCAACATTTACATAATTAAAACAACCCCAAATCATATCCCCTGGATACATTGCTGTTGTACTAAGATCATCTCCCTGTAGAGATTCTGCAGTAAAAACTATCTCAGAGGTACTTGATGCACTTGCATGTGCCGCAACAGCCTTTATACCTACAAAATAATCCTTACCAGAAGTATCTCCAGTTGTACCAGCAGAACCTGTACCTGTGACTTCTGTAAATCCTAATTGGCCTAGAGCTAATCCTCCAGTCTCCATTCCATCAAATTCTCTTAATCCTTTATGTGCCATTTAAACTCCTTCTTGTTCGTATTGCAAATATATATAATTCTTTATAGGGCGCAAGCAAAATTTAAATAATTAATACCTAAAAAGCAACTCATTTTGTTGTAGGCCCTCTAAATCTTTGCCATCTACCTGAATCACTTTGGCCACCAGATGAACTAACATTAATTAAAAAATCACCTTCATTAGAAGTAGCAACTCTCATTTGTGTGCTAAAAAATGTATACACATTCAGATCTCTTTTATATTGTTCTGCCATATCACTCCAAACTTTACAATTTGCTCCCTTATTCCAAAGCATATGATTAAATCCATGTCTCTGAGATGCTATCATTTTTATATCATCTGCAAGTAATTCAACATCATATACAGATACATCCGATAATAGCCCTTTATTTCCTGATGCCCCAGTATAATCTACTATATACCCTTTTCCATCTTGATCAGACATACCAGCATAAATTCCAGTGTTATCATTAGCGTTATCAACTCTATTACCATCTATGTATATTTTTTGACCACTATTGCTATTTGATCCATCATAAGTACAAGCAAAATGAGTCCATTTAGATAAATTATTTTCAACTATAGTAGCGCCATCAACTGTTCTCTTTAACGTTTCATAGGAGCCATCATAACTTGTTATAGTAAAAGCTACAGTAGAGCTATTTAGTATATTAAAGGCATACTCATTGTATACTTGAAATATAGTATGAGTATCACCTTGACAATTAGCCCATCCCATTATAGAAAAAGGTTCATCATCTCCTCCAGCTCCACCAAAGCGCAATCCAGCAGTATTTACATCTCCATCAGCAATTGTCAGTTCATAATTATTTCCTAAAGATTCATGAAAAGCAATATCTGGAGTAGAACATCCATTAGATAAAGGCCTGTTTACTAAATTAGAAATCATTAGTCTTTAATAACGCCAACTCTTAAGACAAGTGTACCACCACCATAGTTATCTATTCCATGACACATTCCCCAAACATGCAAATCCTTACTAGTAATAGCTGCTTTTGCAATAATTCCTATATTTTGAGCACTTCCTACAGACTGAGTACCCACATCTACAAGATTAGTAACATATACTTGCCCACAAAAACTATTCATTAGTGAATCGGCAGCTGTACCACCAGAAGCTACATCTAAAGCATTAGCCATATTTGTATTATCACTATCTGAAGTAAATAATAATTGAACTGTCTGAACAACTGTTCCATCATCGCCTCCATCTGCTATTATTAGAGCTACAGATTGAATCATGCACTTTCCGCCTTTTTCAGCTACTGCATTTTCTATTTTTTGCGGATGAAATATAACGTCTCCTGCCGCTGTATTTCCACTTGGAAGAGTAATAGTAACATCTATTAGATCTACTTCCATTTTATTAAGCTTTTCTTGTTCAGTATATTTTGTTAAATTGGTTTCAGCCATTTATTCTCCTATCTTATAGCATATGGGCCTGTTGCAATCATTCTCGGACCATGTAGTCTTGATGAATCATGCTTTTCCATACGCTTTCTAAATTCTTTCATATAATATTGAGCTTTTTCAAACTCCCCTATTTCATCAAAAGCTCTTGATTTTAAATAATATTCTATAGCTAAAGCTAAATAATCAGGTAAATCAAGCTCAAATGATTCATCTTCCATTACATCTAATGCATAATATAAATTAGGTGTTTCCTCAAAATCAGTCCATGCAGCTTCACTGCCAGTATATTTAGTAGTGAATACAATTTGATTATTTGTTCCTGTATTATTTTGAAGAGATTCTATTTTATGTAAGCCATTAAATCTTCCAGCTTTCTCTAATACTACATATTTATCAGCAGCTAATGCATATGTAGTGGCATAATTAATATAAGCTGATGAATTGTCTGCTATAGTTAATTTACCATCCCTAGATTGATATTGAGTAATATTTGCATCCACATCATTTGTAGTTTGAATTCTATAAGTTGGAACATAAGTATATTGTAATTGAAGACCATCAGCTACATCAGCTAAAGGAGATTTCCATTCACCTCTATCTACTCCAGGTCCATAACTTTTAGAATTAGGATCATTATCAAAATTAACATCTCTTTCTACAAGCTTAATTGTATTTCCTATTATATAATATCCATATTCTCTAACTTGAGCCATTAGTCATTATCCTTTATTTCTGGTGAATACAATAATCTTGGAATAGATCTGTATTCATCTTTACTATTTAAATGATTTTTTACTCTTATATCTAAAACTTTTACCATTTCATTAGGAATAGTATAATTTCTTTGATCTTTTGTTATATCTATATTTTCATTTCTAATATGAGTTTCATAATCTAAATTCATTTCTCTTAATGCATCTTTTATGTATGCAATAGCTCTCCCTGTATTGTTCATATTAGATCTTTCCATTAATTCAAATATTGTCATTATTGCCTTCCTTCCTGAGCTTGTTGTTGTTTGGGAACAAAACCAGCAAATATCTGATTATATTGCCCTTGTAGATAATCATGCCTTGCTAACATCCATTGATAATCAGCTTGATTTCCTTGTAATTGAGTAGCATAAGCTTGAATATAAGATTGGATTTTCTGTAAATGAACTGCTCCTAATTCAGGGTCTTCTTCATCTTCTATTATATCGCCTGCTACATCCCACCACTTACTAAAATCTCTTTGATCTGCAGATGTTCCAATTGCACCTGCATCCATAGCTGCAGTTAATTCTTCTGTTATTCCACCTACTACAGGTATCTTTTTAGAAGCTAAAGCTCTTTCTAAAGATTTAATAGAAGCGTAAATAGCTACTATATAAGCATATTCACTTGGAAAGTTATCTGGAACACTATCACCATGATTCACTTCTGTATCATAGTGAATTTGTGTAACTATAAAGTCATTATCTCCTGTTCCTGATGGGGCAGGTACACAATGTATTTGTCCTTCTAACTCATAATAACCTGGATTATATTCAGATCTATACTTTAAACTACTCTTATCTTTAGCTAAATATCTATCTTGAGGAGATATTAAAGCACAAGGTCTTAATATAGTTGAAGAATTATGCTCTCTTACAGCAGATAAAATTCTACCTGTTGCAGTCACATGAGAGTGGCTATTAGTAGTTTTTGTAAACCTATGAACCATCTGAGGATATAATATAGAAAATCTATTAACAACATCTCTAGTTCCATCTTGAAGAAATTGAGTTAATTCATTCAATGTGGGAACAGTACTGTCATTTATTGTTCCTAACCCTGTTAAAGCCTCTACTTGTAATCTGAAATTTGCCATTTATTCCCTTAATGACTACCCCCCTGGGGAGAAAAAATCTCTCCAGAGGGCAGCCATATGTTTATTAATCAGTTTGCGTGAAAGCATTGTCAGCCGAAGCATGCATGTGTGCATACCAATTTGTTCCATCAGAAACAAACTCTACATAGTCTCCTGCAACTGCATTTGTACTTACTGTTACGCTGTCCCAATCTGAGTCAGTCGCAGCAGCAGTATCTGCATCTGCAAATTCTATGCCTTTAATATCGTCACCATCTACTGATGCGATAGTAATTGCATATGAAGCTGGAGAGGCTTGCACAATAAATTTACCATGCCATGCCGAATTGCTAACTGCAGGTAATGTTATAGTATAAGCAGCAGATCCTTCTTTTAAAAAGAATACTCCACCACTTTTACCAAAACCATCTAGATTACAAGTTGCATCTAGTTGATAAGCTACACTACCTGAGAAAGAAGCTGTGCTTCCCAATCGTTTATTAGCCATTATCTACCTCCTATTTCAAGTTAATACTACCAGTATTAGCTGCAAGGCCATCTAAGATGTCATGAGCAATAAAAGCAGTACCAGCTGTTGAAGAGATACAGGTTATTGAAAACCTAGAGCCAATAATAGCATTTGCATCAAACCCGCATGAATCATTAGCATCTGAAGCAGCAACATTATCGCCATCACCTTTAGGTACAGCTCCTAGTATCTTTTCAGAACCATTAGTTGTAACATCAAAGTCTTGACCAGCAGTAGCAGTCATAACAAATGTCCATGTGCATCCAACTGAATCAGCACAAGCTGGAAGCTCAAGAGTATGAGTTCCACCTGTTAGCGCAGGTACTAACACTATTAAACCTGAGTTATATGGTGTTAAATCTACATCAGATGCAGGGACTGCACCTCCAGAACTACCTATATCAGTAACTGTATCAGTAGGTCTCATTGCTCCTTGAAAAGCAAAACCATCGGTTCCACTTGTTGGGGCAATGCTAGTTCCAACTTCAATAGAATCATCTCTGCTATTGTCGTATTTATTTTGTCCATACATTGGATTAGCCATAATTTATCTCCTTATGTCCAGAGAGCGTGGCATTCAGGCATTTGCCATTCCATACCAGCTTCTGTCAAGATTATATCTACTCGTCTGTCGACCCCAGAGTTTTCTAGTGTTTGAACACCAACGTAGACTGATGTGTCTCTATTTAAACCATTGCCAACTAATGGTCTGTAAGAGCAATACTTCATATTAACACCCAGCATTTTAACTGGAGAGCCATCTAAGTGAATATCTCTAACAACATTCATATCACCATAAACAGTACTAATAGTTGTAGCATCTACACCAAGAATTTTCTTCTTACCTGTAATTGCCATATCAGCTCTATAATTTGGAGATATTTCTAAATTGTTTGAGAAATAACCACCTAGTTTATGCAACCAGTTATATACTGCAGTGTTGCAGAAAAATACTGTAGCTTTACTATTATTATACCTAGGATCAAGATAATTTGATAAATCATCTAAGAAATCATCTTGAGTTTTAGTATTAATATCTAAGCTAAATGTATTACCGTATGTTGCTACAAAGTCAACACAGCCTTGTGTGTAGTTTATATCATTAGCGCTATATTGTTTTCCAAATAACATTGAATGTTCAATGTCCCATTTGTGCTCAACTAGCTTTTCTTTCCAGATACGTGCCCACTCATTAGGTTCATATTTTAACTGAGTAGCTCTAGCTGTATTAGTCATTGCCATTGCAGTTTTCCATATTTGAGTTTGCCCATAACCTGTAGCATAAGGCTGATCTTTCCATGTTTCAGGATAACCAGTTCCTTCACCAAAAGCAGTACCAATTACATAAGATCTTGAAGGTTCAAGACTTGATGCAATTGAAGATGTGGCTACTGTATCACCAGCAGGCTGATTAACACCTAATCCGCCAGCAAAATAATCATCATCTGCATCTTTAGCTTTTACTACAGTAGCTTTTAAAACAACTGCATCAGCAGTACCATGAGCATCATAAGTACCACTACCTGTTTGAGTTGTAACACCACCTTCATCAATCCTAACAACTGCCCAAGAGCCAACTGACCCAGCTGCGCTAGCTGAAAAATTGATTTTTACTAATTGACCAGGAATAAAAAAGCCTGGAGTAGTTCCATCTGCTCCAATTGTTATATTATTACCTGTTGAATTTCCATATACGTTTTGAATATTACCTGATGCTAAATAATCACCAGCCATTTTAACATATACTGTATTACCAGCAGTTTCATATGTATCATATTGAGTAGTCGCATTAGTAGATTGATCTTCTACCCAAGTTATGTTATCATTTGAAAATGCTATTGGATAAGCATAACGCTTATGCCATGATGGTCTCTTTTCTGTGAATTTAAAAGAAGGATCATCGGTAGGTTTCTTTGATGTAGCACTAACCATTCTAAAGAATGGATCTTGCATAATCATTAATTCTGAAACTCTGTCACCGAAATTAAACTTTCTTCTAAGTACACCAGTATCAAGAGACGTTCCTTGTCTTACGCCAGAGGAACCCAGATTAACATCAGCTGGATTCTCTAAACTAAAAAAATCAGACATAGGTCTATCCTCCTTAATTGATTAAATGTTTGGAAGAAAGACTCTCTAAAGGTCTTATCTACCCAAACAAACTGTCTAAGTTTTCTTCTGAACTTAGGATAGAGTCGAATATTTTATCATCATCTGATTTAGAGGTTTTGCCTAGACTATTGACACTTCCAATAGTTTGAGGAATATCTTTAACATTTTGCATTTGTTTCATCATCTCTGATCTAGCATTTTCAGCTATCGTAGCATCAATCTTGTCTTTATTTACGATATGATATATATCCTCCAAAGACATTGTATGACTTTTAGCTTTATTTACCATAGCAGTAAATTCTTCATCAGACATGTTATGCTTTTCTTTAAAAATCTTCTCTTTAGCTTTTTTATCTTCAAGAGTCCTGGCCTTTTTAACATTTTGCATTTGACCTTCAACCATAGTCTTAATCTTTCTATCAACTACTGCATCTACATGAGCATTTAATACTTTTGCAGAATCAGATTCTTTATTAGACATAGCTTCATTAGCATCAAATTCAAAATTTTCATCAACACCAACAGCATCTTGAATGCTTTTAGCTGGCTTACCTCCCTGAATCAGATAGTCTTTTACATACTCAACTAAACCACTATCCTTTTTCATTGCATTCAGAATAGGTACAAAGGGTTTCAATTCTTGAAGCTCATTATATAATTGTTGAGCTCCCTTCGTTGAATCTCCGTATCTTTTTTTGTAGGGATTGTTTTCACTTTCCCAATCAGTCTCACCTACTTGTGTACCTTCTGTCTTTTGAGTTGCCTCTTCAGGGTCATTAGCAGAAGAATCTTCGGCGGTATCGTAAATTTCACCATTTACTTGTTGTTCTATTGCTGCAAAAAAATCATCGGAAGAGTCAACAGCATTTTCTTGTTGAGTTACTTCTTGATTGTTTTCCATATTTATATCTCCCATTTTAATAGCAAATTTAGTTTACTTTTCCTTCATTTGCAAGTTTTTTATAATATTTTTTGTTTCTAGATCTAATTCTTTCTTTTTTAGATCTGCTGCTCCCTGCATAGATGACTGTAAAAACTTAGCTTTTGCTTGAGTATCCATGTGGGTTGCATCTATCTTACTCTTAGTTTCATGTTTCTTTTTACTTATTTCAACTTCAGCTTGCATAACTTTCTGTTTAATACCTGCTTGAACAAGCTGTCTTTCAAGTGTTTCTATAGTTCCTTCTTTATCTTTTATAGCTTCTTCCATATTTTGTATCTGTCCTTGCATTTGAGAATACATACTTTTTCTTTCAGCAATTTTCTCTTTATTTCTAATGTCTGTTTCTGCAAGAACTGCTATATCATCTACAACTCCAAGTCCCATTAACTCTTTTAATTCGGCTAAATAAGCCCATCTATTAATTGGTAATGTAGAACCTGCAATTATTCTTACATCAAATTTAGCTACTGAATAATCATTGTATTTTCCAATTGCTTCTCCTAAGTCATTATAGATAGGAACATTAATTTCAGTCTTTCTCTCTTCTTGTATTGAACTAGGCTGAACTATTCTAAAAACTTTATGAGTTTGATATATACCTTGAGTAAAATGCATTACTAACCTACCTACTTGTCTTAAGGCTGGTTCAATACAGTTTGTCATCCATTGCTTTATTCTCCTGGTTCCATATTCATCCATAGCAAGCATACCTCTAAAGGTTTCATGTTGTTGCTGAGTATCTCCTTGCATAGAAGAATAAATTCCAGCCAAATATTCCATATCACCTTTGCCTTCTTGAACGGTTGTAAAAAATGCATTTGATAATGGAGCTGGTTGTACTGGTGTTGGTGCAATTGCTCCAGGTCTTATTGGCAAAAGAGCTCCTGGAGAGCTTGCATATTTTTCCCAATGATTTGTATCTATAGAACCTTCCTCATGCATCCATCTTAATGAAGATCCTAATGATGCATTGTGTACCATTAACTGATGAGACTTATTAATTTCTCTTTGTTTTCCAATTAATGGAGAAACAGCACTTATAGGAAAAGGAGTTCCTGTCCATTTATAATGAAATGGTATTATTGGATAATCTTTAATCGTATAAGGCATTTCATATTCATATAAAGTCTTATCTCCCACTACACATGTTATTTGTATTACTGGATCAAAAAATTCTACAACATCTACAATCTCAGATTTAGCACTCATTAATGCAGCTTCTACAGTTTTAAATTGATCTTTAGGAACTATTTGATTTCCTATTTTACTTACTTCTTTTTGCATTTGAGCCATCATAGATTGAGCAGCTTGTTGTAATTGCATTTGAGTTTGCTCTTCTAGTTTTTGAGCTTCAAGAGCTAATCTTTCAGGTATCATTTCACCTGCTTCTACAGCTTGTTGCATTTTTAAAACTGTCTCTTTATTTTGAACTTCTAACTCTGCCTTTAATTTTTCAAGTTCAATCTGAACCCTTTGCTCTATTTCTTTTATTTGTTCTGGCTCTGGAGTTTGTCTGTAAAATATATTTATAAATTCTTTTTTCTTTTTTTCATAAACTTCGAATAATTCTAATAGATCATCATGATCTCCAGTTTTTGGATCAACAGACTCAGAGTCAGTAATATCTTTAGGTGTAAAATCTTTTCTATAAGTTCCAACTGACTTCTCACTATGAGAATAAACTGAATTATTAATAGATGCAGCTTTATTTACTTTTCTTGCATCTTTAGGGAACATTTCTTTTAATTGATTTCTTGGCATAACTTTTCTAATCATAATAAAAGAAGCATCTCTAAATAAAACGTCTCTAGATTTTGGATCAACATATAAATCAAAAGGATCTGGCTGCTTTATAACTACTTCTCCCATTCCTTGATCTCTATCTCTATCAACAGTAACCAATAAATATCCAATAGATTTAGTTATAGCATCATTAATAGCATTAGCATAAATAGATGGTCCATCTGATATATTCCATGTATAATCAGCTATATCTGAAAATACTGTAGCAACATCTATATCACTCCCCTCTGCTCCTATTGCTTGCCACCTAGGTTGATTGGCAGTAGCATAATAATTTAACATTTCTACAACAGGAATAATTCTATTAATAGTAAAATCAGGCATTCCCTGTTCTTGCAAAGTTTGTCTCTCAGCTTCTGATAACTGATTATCATTTGCAAAATCAAATCCTTTTTGATTAATATATTCCCATTGATTTCTAGAAGCAGTATCTGACGAGTCAAATAACTTATGTATTCTTTGTGCTTTTTTATCCATTATTTTCCTTTACACTTGCAATTTTTTTCTAGAGTTTTTATTCTTTTTAATAAATCTTTATAATCATCTATATTGAATACAGGAGGATGAGAATCCTTTCTTAATATAGCAACTTCTTTATCTAATTTTTCAATATACTTACCATATTTATTAACTACTTTAGATAATGCATCAATAACTTTATCTAAATCATGATCTCCCTGCATATAATCTATTACACCTTCTAATCTATCTAACAATCTTAAATGTCTTTCTTGCATTTTTTCTCCTCTTTTTCTTTAAACCAAATTTTGTTCCAAATTTACGCCTTGTCATACCAGTCTTTAAATGATCTCCACTTCTACTATGCATTACTTATCTACTCCTAACCATGCTAAAATAGCACTTACTAAAAATACAAAAGTTCCTCCAATGCCTTTAATCCAAGAAATATCTTTTTCATTCTGTCTAACTCTACCATTTAATCTTTTAAGTTCATCGTTATTTGCATCTACCATTTCTCTTATATATGTCAAATGGAGCATTACATTACTTCTATGTTTATCTATATCTTTACTCATTATGGTATTTCTTATTATTTTTATTTAGTCCATTACTACTTAGTTTTTGTATTATATAAGCTAGAGATCTATAACTTCCTTCTAGTCTTGATAATTCTTTTCCAAAATCTGTCTGCAATTTCTTTTGTGCATTTATCAATCCTATTACAATGTCCTCAAGTCTTTTTGCTTGAGTATCCATATCTTTTTTAAGGTCATCTTGAATCCATTTATTTTGCTTCCATATAAAATAACCGAAAGCCATACACATAGCTACAGGAACGCCAAATGTTTCTAATATTTTTATAATATCCATTCATCTCCAATGACTCCCCTTTATTGCTTATTTAAGTTTTTTTAACATTCCTTTTAATGCCTTTTAAAACATGATTAACTACAAAATTAGTAACAAAGCCTTCATCATAATTATTATATAAAGTTCTAGTTGTCTTTAAATAATCTGGATCTGAAGCTTTTTTCTTTTCTAATCCTACTTTTAATATTTTATTTAATCTATCGCTCATGTTAAGTCTCCTGCTTGTATAGTAAATGGCCCATCATCATCATCTCTAAACATATCCATAATATTATCTTCTACATCTGTTTTTGCTCTATGCTCTGCAAATGTATTTACAAAATCTGCAACATTACCTCCTGGTGTCCAATTTTCAGCCCAATAAGTTCCTTGATCTTCTAGTTCTTTTGGAATAGGATTATCAGCAGTATCTAAAATATGTTTTGCTATAGTTGTTCCAACATAAGGATCATTTATATAATTTTTATCTATATCGCTATATTTATAGCTAGCGCTTGTTTCATCATAAGCAACTGATGCAACATTTCTTATATCAAAATCTTCACCATATCCATAATTTTTAAAAGCATTATTTATATTTGAAATTTTGCCTTCTATTTCTGGTATTTTAGAATCTTCAATCATACTATAGTAAGAAGTTGGACTAATATTAAATGCACTAAATGTTGTAGGTAATCCTTCATCATTTAATATAGGTTTATTTATTCCATATTTAGTTTCTACTCCAGCTAAATTTATCATAAAGTCTTTTGCGTTTTCAGTTTCACCTGTAGCTGCAGTTGCAAAATCAACAGCGCTTTCTATAACTCTTATATCTTCATTATATGTATTATTATTTGCCATATTATGCTGTGATCCAACTTTTAGCTTTTGGTTTATGTTTAGACCACACTCCTTCTTTTTCTTTTTTAATTCCCTTCAATGGATATGCATATTTACATGCATATGCTAATGCATCTATTGTATCATCATGTCCCATCCTAGGGCCAAATGTTATTATTTCTCTTTGTAAATCATACATATCTTTTTTAATATGTACAGAACCTATTGCAAATCTTTGAGCTAATATTTCTTGTATTCTATCTCTTTTGCTCATTCTATTCCCTGGTTTTTCAGCAGCATATTTAACTGAAAAATCATTTCTTCTTCTCATCTCAGATATTAATGCTTGAAATACTGGTTTAGACATTGTTGTATCTTCTATGACAAAAAGTGATGGTTTGTATATTCTATTTCTTTCAAACATATAATCTACTATTCCTTTTTTTGAATCTCCTGGGATCCCCATAACAGGTAATCCTCGCATCCTAAGATAATCAAGTACATATAAATTATTATCAGCGTCAACACCGACCATAATAATGACGCTAAAGTCGCTATCACGTCTAGTACTATCTGTGGCAGGATCAACACCAGCGAATACATTAATGGGCCTAAGGTCTCCACTATTCTTGTCATATATGAAACACATTTCCATATCTTCATCATATTTAAAATCACCATCCCAATATTTTATATGATTTCTATTAAAAATAGAATCTTCTTCATTTTGAACTTCCATCATATATTCTTGATAAAACTTCTGTGGTTGTCCAGAATCAGAATAGAATTTCTTTTTTCTAGCCATTTCTTTTTTACCAAACCATTCTGGCCACAATGGAGTTCCATCATTTTTTAAAGCTTTATAAGTTATTACTTTCCAACTAAAATCTTTTTCAATCCCTTTAGAAGCTGCTTTATCGTAACCAATAAGGATATTGTTGATAAAGCTGTCATAGTGAACGGGAGTACCATTAATACGAAGCCTACCCGTACCAGGCTCAAGAGCAGGGAAAACAACAGCCGTAACAAGGTTCGAAATTTTAGAACGAGACTCAGGTGTGATGGTATTATTTTCGTCCTCAAAATCGTCCAAGACAATAAGATCATATCTCTTGTGGAGTTTCGCTCCACCTCGAATACCAGACAGATTACTTTTAGATATGAGTTTAGCTCCGTTTTTAAGTTCGATATCATCTTCAGTCCATTTTTTACCCTTTAAACTACCGAAATAATACAAAACTTTTTCATTATATTCCAAATGATATTTTATATAGTCTAGATTAGGAACTGAAATTTTAGAAGATGCAGCAACCCAACCATAGAATAAAGGCTCTTTTGTAAAACAAAAATCATGCATTATATTACACTTAGTTAAAACTGTTTTTCCATGACCTCTAGGAAGAATAACAGCTAACTGCCTAAAGTCTAGATTATTACAAGCATCTGCTACCTCATAATGAAATGGAGGAGATTCAGATCGCATAAAATCATCTGGAAGAAATAATTTACCAAAAGCAATTAAATCATGCTTTGCAAGCATTAAAGCTTCTTCTTCTTTAGAAACATTATGTAAATTTATATTAGCCATTATTTTTCTTTAGTAGTATATTCTTTGCCTCTCCATATAAAAGTTTCTTCACCTTCATTTTTATATTCTTTAAATGCTTCTCCAAAACTCATAAAGTCTCTATTATAACCTTGTTTAAATAAGTCATATTCTATTTTTCTTCTATCTGTTAATCCTTTAATTGTTTGTCCTTTTTGCCTATCAAAAGGTTCAGGGCCAGTAAAGGCTTCGTAAGTGAAATCAAAAATTGCATTAGGATCTTCAGCAATTTTATCTAAGTGTTGATATGCATTTGTTCCAACCCACTCTGGCTCTTCAATTGAACCTACATTTTTAAATTTAAAACCTTCAAATCCAACATTATAAACAAGAGATAATATTGATGCTTGTTGATTCGGATTTAAAGTTAAAAAATCATCTTTAATATTTTCATCTCCTAATATTTGGCTTCTAACATCATGCAATTTTAATTCTATATTTGATATAGCATCTCCTGTTGAAATTTTATCACCTGCTTTAACTGGAACTCCATCAATTGTATTTAGTCCAAATGCAATAGCATATTTATCACTATTAAGTTCTTTGTATGCTGTCCAAGTTCCAGAATCTACATCAAGACCTTTTTGAATTGAATTTTCTAAAGGTTGTATTAACTTAGAAGCTATATATATAGATTCATGATATTCATTTTCTACTATTTCTTGTTTTGCATTTTTCTCTAAAGATAGAGTGTCTTCAGGTTCTAAAAATTCATCCATTACATAATCTACTACTCCCATTACATATCCTCCTTTTACCATTCTCCTGCTTCAAATATTTTATCCATTTGTTCTTTTGGAATTTCAATTTGATCATAAAAATTTATAGGAATTCCTACTGCTGACATAAATTGTTCTTGAAGGCCCTTTCCTTCATCTGTTACCCATTTATCACTATAACTACTACCAAAATCCCATATATCATAGGCGTGTATAATCCCTTTTCCTGTTTCTTTGTCATACTCTAATACAGTTGTATAATTAGCTAAATCTGCTCTAGTTTGATAAGCGTCTCTAAGAGGTAATAAACCTCTTGTTCCTGTTCCTTCTTCCCACTGATCATATAAATCTTCTTCCCTTTTTTCGTCAGTATAATAGTTGCTAAGATTTAAAAATCCTGTTTCTTTTAAGGTTTTAATATCATATTTTATTGCGTCAAGGTTAAAATACTCTAAATCTTTTGCCCTTTCTATGAAAGTGTCAATAAAATTTAATCCTCCTAAATCACTTCTAAATTCTTCCATAGAATACCATGTGCTTTCAATTTGCTCTTTGGAAAGATTCCCTACATAGTCAGTAATTTTTTTAGATGGACCAGAAACTATAGGATAGTTTATATCTTCTAATCCTAAATATTGAGCAATTATATTCGGACTATCATAATCCACATAATGTTCACCTACACCTTTAAATAAGCCTGAATAACTAGTCCCTTTCTTTTTTTCCCAATCATCATAATAATATCTTTCATTCATCCAATCACTTACAGCACTTTTTATTTCAACTGCATCTCTCGTAGGGGCATCAGATTGAGAGGCAATATTATAAGCTAAATGATCTACTATTTTTGTTAACTTGCCTTTTGGGTACATTTTATTTAAAATAGATAATGCTTCAACTCCTCCGAAGTTTGCTATAATAGTCATCATCTCATTCACATCTTCAGTTTTACTGGGTAAATCACCAGGCAGAGTCTCTAATAACTCGCTAGGGTCATCTTCTTTTAATAGCTCAGTATTAACTGATAATTTTTTAAATGGATTCCAATCTCCTAATCCCATTATCTAACCTCAAAATCTTCAAGTTGATATATGTCATCAAAAAGCTTTCCAGCAGCTGTTTGTTTAATCCTATCCATCATTTCTGCAGGTATTTCAACCGAAGAATGTATATGAATAGGATCGCTAATTGCATCTAATACGTCTACAGTAGTATCCATCCAAGATTCATAACCTTCTTTTGGAGCAGTTTTTATTAGTGGATTTTTCGTTCCTGCATCTGTACGTAACCAATCTCTTTTATAGTCTTCACCAAAATCATATATATCTACTATCTCGTAAAAATATTTATTTGTTTCTTTGTCAAATCTTATTATTTCTGTATAATTACCTAAATTCCACTGATCTACACTATTTTTATTAGGGTTATATGCAAGGTTTTTTACATAAGTAGATAAAGCTGTAAAATGTTCATTTGGAGACCAGTGGCTGATATTAAATACGCCCTCTTTATGCAAAGCATCAAGTTCTCTTGTTAAAACCTCTCCAAAAGTATCGTTGGGACTAGTCCAATAAGGGCTACGATTAGCCTCTTCCCATGTACCTCTACCATAGGTTAAGTGGTCCAATTTTGAATGTCCCCAAGTTTGCATTAGATATTCACTTGCGAGTTTACTAGGATCCTTAGCCAGAAACGCTCTCATATCTTGAAAGAAAAATGGATCTTTTGTATCTGTTTCAGCATACCCACTTTTATACCAATTTTCCTTAAGCATTAACTCTAATTCTTCATTGCTTTTTGAAGGAAAAGTAGCCTTTAAAGTTTCTAAAGTAGGAACTTTTCCAAGATCCATTTCTTCTTCTATTCCTAAAAATTGCTTTAAAGGATCGGTCAGTCTATAGTGATCTGGATCAAGACCCTCTTTCATCCAAAGTGTAAGTTTATTGTCGACAGTATGATCAATATCTTCTGAATAATAAATACCTTTCTGCCAATCTGATGTTGCAGCTTTTATGCTTTCTGCATCAGGCATTCCTCCTTTAGGAGTAGTTATTGCAATATTGTAAGCTAATTGATCTATTGATTTAGTAATAGAAGACTCTGGCATATAATCATTTAAAAACTTTAATCCTTCAACTCCCCCGAACATTGAGATAAGATTCACCATTCCTTCAGGTTCTAAGTTCTCAAAATAATTCACAAATTCATTATCAGTGATATCCTTCTTATCATCTTTTAATAACTCAGTATCAACTGATTTTTTTTCGAATGGGTTCGAACCTTGTAAGGCCATTAGTCTTTATCCTTTTTTTGTGGATCTAAGTCATCTAATGTAAAAACATCATCATTCATTAATAATCTCCTTTGGTCTTTCTGCCTTTTTAACATCATCATCTATAAATCCTTTAAATTGAACCCCAGCTATTTGAGTAATCTTGGTTTGATTTTTATCCTCTAAGTCCATTATATCAGATAGTTTAAATAATGCCTTTAAACGAGTATCAGACTTTTCAGCAGTCTCTGCTTCTTGCTTAATACCCTTTAATATATATTCTTCATTTACACCCAGTTCTTCTAAAACTGGCTTTAACTCTTCTTTCATAGCTGTCCTAATCCTTTCTGTTTTAATAAGTTTGCCAGCTTTCATGGATGCATATTGTGGGTTGTTTGTGGGGAACGATTTCATATATGCATTGTGAGGGTCCATTCCGCTGGCTAAGTATGTTACAAAAAGTGCTTCTCCTTTACTTAAAGATGTTCTTTCTAATAAAATATCATCTGATTTTTTATCCCCACCAAACGAATAAATATTTATTCTTCTGGATGTATCCATTTTAACATGTGGATATACTGCAAATGTTCCTGTGCAAGTTCCTACGTAATCTACCTGCTTTTTCTTACCTTTAGGCTTTTGCATGACACCTCTACGTAGTATTTGAATAACACAATCATCATCAGCTATGACCCACTCGCCCACCTTCCCTTGCCTCCAATTAGTGACTACATCTAGTTCTACTACTGGATCATCTGGGTCATAAACTCTATGCAATATACTATTTACCTTATATACTCTCATATTCGACATGCGCCCGAAGGGCAAGACAAAATCAACTTGTTGATTTTATGTTTCTCCTACTTCATTCATAACATCTATAAGATCTAAAGTCTCTGTATCCCAATATTCTGCCATATCAACATTACCATAATAGCAGGAAACTTCAGATCCTTCAATAAATTCGTAGATATACTCTATTTCAGAAGTAGAATCATTATAGCAAATCTCAAGGCTATAAATCTTCTTACCTTTAATTTCTTTTTTAGCCATATCAAACCTCTTTCAGCTAATCGCTACATAGTTTACTATAAATAATAATTAAAATCAAGAAAAAAATATCCTTATAACTATTATAGATCTAAGACTTTTCTTCCAAACCGACTAATGGGTCTGTTTCTATGTAATCAATCCTAGATTTTCCACTAGCTTCATCTAAGGCTAATTGAACGCAATGTTTCATATGCCTGAATCCTTCTTCATATTCAGTATAACCTAAAGTATGACCAGGTATATATCCACATTCCTCGTGGATCTCCATAATCTTACTAGCTCTCTTTAGTATCTTGCTCTTCAATATGCTCATATTTTTTTTCTAGAAATTTTTGAAATTCTTGAGTCTCTCCTCTGAACTCCACATAATCTCTAAATAAGGCTTGCTGTGTTATAAAGTAATTATCTAGCTTGCTATTTATATGTAGTATGCCTGCTGTTATTTCTTTATTTGTTAATTTCTTTTTTCTTCCCATAGCTTAATTTACAACATTTTTTGAGAAATACCAAAAGGTTTCAAAATTGTAGCATTTTAGTGCTTGGTCTTTTATATATAGAGGCCCGCCTATCGGCGGGATTTCCCTTTGGGAATTAGGTTATTTTTGATTTAGATTTTTAGAATATTTATGTTAATTTAATTTAATTAGAGAGGTAGATATGAGTAAGAAGAATAGTTTAGTAGATGTGATTAAGAAGGAATTTGCTGCTACAGCGCTTGAAATGTTTAATGAGCGTAAGGCTGCTGCGCCTAAAGGTACTAAGGATATTATAGCAGGTGGTTATGTACCTACTGAGTATGATATGAAGCAGAAGTATATGCCAATACTTAAAGATATGGCTCTGTTAATGAAGGGTTATGGTGTTAAGCTTAGTGGATTGGGCAAGGAAGTGCTGGATTGGCAACCTAAAGAAGATTCATTCTTTGATAGTGAGTAGGCCTTATGGTCTACTTATTACCCTAGAGTACTACTATTATATATATATAAACTTATACCTAACAGCTATTGGTAAGAGCATATGTATATGATATAGATAATAGGTTAGTAACTTACAGCTTATATAGTAAGTGAAAGCAATAAATGGTAATCTCAACGACTAATGAGATCTATTATAGATAAAAGCATTGGATAGCAGCAATCCATAGTACATAAACTGCAAATAAGGTGTGAATCCTTAAACTACGCGAGCCTCCTGAGTAAGTGAGGAAGGGTATAAAGCTAGGAAGACCCTAGTGATGTGTCCCACGTTAGCAATAATTGTGGTTATCCAGTATATCTGAGATAATTACATATGCGCGGTAAACTGCTCAATTAACCAAATAGGTTGATATACCCTTGATATCATAGCTAGGTATCATAAACAATCACAATTATGTAATATACACAAATTTATGGGAGTGATGTATACATAGAGGATCCCAACAAGTATACTTAAGGGTTGATGACCCAAGCTCCCATAAAGCGCTAATATGATAAGCACTTGGTGCGAGCAGAGAATATGAGAAGCAGTGAGGTCATCTATACCAAAACCATAAGACTAAAGATTCTCTTGAAATATATATAGGCCACGAGAGGTAAGTCTTATCATTAACTATTAACTAACTAGGAGATATTATGTCATTAATAAAAGAAACAGAGAGATATTACTATTTCTACTATCTAGGTGATATTATTACTATAGATAGAATTAAATGTAATGCTATCGGCTCAGCATATGAAAGAGCCTTAACTAAAGCTATTAAGCTAGAAAGGAAGTATTATGGGTAAGAAGACTAAAAGATTAGTAAAGAAGTCAAATGATATACCTTATGAGATGAAGTTTACCAGGAAAGAATATGAATTGATAAGAGAGACAGCATCATTAAGACCTTGTATTTGTGATCATCCTTTTATGTGGGATAGATATCCAGATATTCCTGATTGGAGAATGAGAGCACAATACTATAGCAAAAGGAGGAAGAATGGCTAAATTCAATGAACTAGTAAGTAAAGTAATAGTACATAAAGATACCAAAGCTGATCAATTGCAGAATGTATTATTATGGGTTACAAAGAATACTGGACTAGAGGTATTACATAAGGTTGAGAAACATCCTGTTAAGGTAAAAGTAACCAAGAAATGAGATATAGATCATTTATACCTCATTGGACTAAGAAACAATTTGTAGATTGGGCTGATA